GAGGCTGTTGTTTGAAATATGATTTGTTCCGCTCCGTTTGCATCTGCAATAAAACCTGCATCTGCAATCTTTGGAGCTGTTAGAGTTTTGTTTGTAAGTGTGGCAGTTGAAGTCGCTGAAACCAATCTAGCATTACCACCAGTGCTAGGAAGAGTTAAAACATTACTAGCACTCTCTGAGTGTGGTGCAGCTACTATTTGCTGACCATGAGAATTGTTTTCACAATTAAGTTGAAGAGTGCCTTGATTAGTATTACCTTTAATAGTTACATGTCCTGTACCATTTGGTGCTAATTCTATATCTGCATTTGATGTGGTAACGATATCTTGACCATTCATATCTAGGTCCCCACCTAATTGAGGTGATGTATCTGCAGCAACACTAGCTATACCTGTTCCGATTGCCAGTGTATCTATATCGGGATTTGTCCCGTCGTTTGCTGTAGCAAACACGATCTTATCACCTTTATCTGTAGCTGAAAAAGTAAAAGAATCCCCTGAACCAGAAGCATATTTAAATTGAACTGTGTAAGATCCTGAAGTTGAATTTCTTAAAAAATAAAAAGTTTGAACATCTAAAGGTATGGTTACAATTTGATTTCCTGTAATAGTCCCTGTAAACTCGATCATTCTATGTGAAAGCTCTGCACCTGTTGATCCATCTGATACAGATAAAGCAGTGGTTTGTGCACCACCTGCAATGCTTTTTGCAATGTACCCACCAGAAATCTGTTCTATAATCTGTAAATTAGTATTAGTTTTAGTCCCCCATGTACCAGCGTTTTCACCAGTTGCTTGAAGTTCTACCCCTAAAGGCGTAAATGTTGATGCCATATTTTTTTCTCCTATGCTGCTACATCATTATAGCTGTTATTTGATCCAGTTGCAACATTTGAATAAGTTCCATTAGAACCTGTTGGTACATTAGAATAACTGTTATTTTGACCAGTGTCAATATCTCCATATGCGAAAATATCTACAACTCCTACACTAGATGTTATTGATTGACCAGTTAATCCAACAGTAATATCTGTTAAACTTATTGATCCTACACTAGCACTAAAAGATTGACCAGTTAATCCTAGCCCTTCTTCTATGGTTAAAGATCCAACACTGGCTGTAGCTGATTGACCAGTTGGTTGAGCCACGGCCCCACCTAAACCAATTATTGACCCTAAACTAAATTCTGCTTGTTGACCAGATAAAAATACCACATCGTTTGGTATTGTAACTGTTCCTAAATTAGAACTGAATGACTGACCAGAAAGTGATATTGTGACATCAACCACAGCTTCAGCAGTCCCTTGTCCTGATGTGATTGATAGACCGGAAAGTATCGCTGTTTCGTTTGGTGCCTTCGCTGTTCCCTGACTTAAAGTTGCCTCTTGACCTGTCAGACCGACAGTCATATCATTAATAGTCACAGAACCAATAGAAGTGGTTGCAGATTGACCAGTTAAACCTACCTGCATATCAACCACAGATACTGAACCAAGAGAAGATGTTATGGATAATGAATCATCTACAACAACAGGGACGAAAGCCTCTCCTTGTGAAGATGTAATTTCTTGACCTGTTAATCCTATGTTAATATCATCAACTGTTACAGACCCAATAGAAGATGTTATTGATAGACCAGTTGGAAATATTGTTGCGTCTTTGAGTTCGCCCCATTCACCATCGTTCCAGGCTTGTGCACCCCAACCTGTTTTTAAAGTTTCAGCACTGTTCCAATTAGCCTGTCCGTAGGTTAACCGGCCCCATCCTGAAGATACCGACATGATCGGCCTCCTATGCTAATCTGATGATCGCGTTACTTGCGTCTGCTGTTGGAAACTCAATTTTAAAAGTTCCATTACTTGCTGTCTTATCACCACCAAATGCAATTATACAAACAGCATCAGTTGTTCCCGAACCACCATTTGTTGTTGTGTTATAGATCATTGCACCGTTTGCAGTGAAAGAAGCAGATGAAAAAGTTACATCTGAAAAGTCTGTAAAAGCTGTAGTTGAAGATAATGAAACACCTGAGTTTGTAAGAGTTGCTCCTCCTGCAGAGTATGCAGATCCAGATGTATTTGAAATTTCGTTTGATGTTGAATAGTCAGTTGTAGCTGCACCTAAAGATGCTGAACTTGTAAATAAAGCTATTTTAAAAGTGTGTCCACCAGAAGATTCAAAACTGTGTTTACCTTGTAAAAGCTCTTGTTTAAAGCTTGAACATATTGCTGATGATATTGCCATAATTTATTCTCCTACGGGTTTGCTGAGTTCACTGGTATACGAACAGCGCCATCAGTATAGTCGTCTCTTCGTCTTCTACCAACTTGCTCATTAGCAAACTTCTGTACCTCTTGTTTATATTTATTTTCATACAAAGTCAACATGTCTATCGGGCCTTTTAAAAATCCATATGCCTCTGATAGACAGCAATATAACAGTCCATTTGGAAAGTTAAGACTGATATAATTGGTATCATTATTCTCTAATAATGCAGGCATTGCATTAAAATGTATTCTAGCTAGATAATTTGTATTTGGTGTAGGAGCAAAAAATATACGACCAGATGTTGTATCAGACTCTCCAGTTGCTCCGCCAAACATAGCGTAATATTTTGGTTTACCCTGTGCTGCAGCTGTTCCTGTTACATCCTGATATTCTTGTAAATAAGTCATGTCTTTTTTTTCTAAAAAAGTATTTGGACCTGTTAAAACAGAATTAGAATCATATACTTGAATAGCTCTTATAAATACACAACCAGCAGGTGCGTTTATGGTTTCTTGACCTGGAACTAAATTTATAGACTGTTGTTTTCTATCTGCATCGATAGGAACATCTCTAAATATTCTATATTGTGCATTTAATATTATGTTCTCTAAAACAGCATCTGTTAAAACATTAGAATCTGTTTCAGTGTAACTTTTTATTTGAGTTTTTAATCCTGATGCGCTTAATCCTGCCATTATAACACTCCTGCTGCTTCTCTACAAATAGGACAACTTTTTTTATACCTATTATGTGTTGCACATTTCACCGCTTTACCATCAACGTCTGTGTATAATGGAATTTCTGGTTCTGGAACTTTTGTAAAATACTCCATATGTTCGTCCATATCTTCTGAACACTGACATTGTTTAATACCAATTATTTTACAAAATATATTTTTAATCCATTTAATCATGCTGTTACTGTCACCGGTCCCGCTGATGCAAAACCGCCTCCTCCTGTTTCACTTATACTAGATGTTGTAGCTGTTGCAAAGGTATAATTATCATCGTTTGTTTTAGTGATAGTGTATCCTGTAGATAGATTTATTGTTGCTGCAGCCACACCACCAACAACATTTGCATCTCTAAATCTTACGGTATCGCCGGTAGATCTACCGTGATCAGGTTCATTAACAGATATTGTTGCAGATCCGTTTGTAGTTGTAAATGCGTTTAGTGGTAAAATATTAGGAACAGCAGTCTCTGTTCTATCCGGTCTCACATGTCTTAAAGATATAGAATCACCATTCATAGGTTTTGGTTCTAATTGTGGTTGCTTTGGTTCAAATTCTGATACATGCACGAACGACCCATTCCACTCCCTGACCATTTCTTTATATGGAAACTCCATACCAGATCTATCTGATATTGCTCTTGCGTATTTACCTGTTGCGTACTTCGCCATAATTAATTACCCATAGGTTTATCAATATTACCACTTCTTTTTAATGTTAAAGAAATTATATCACTCATGTCCATGGCACCTAATAAAGAATTAAAATCATCAATTGATATGGGTTCTCCACCTAACTCTCTAACTGCTCTTACATAATCTTTATATTTTTCCATATTATACTCCCGGATAATAAGCTTTAGGTGTGATGTGTGTGCTAGAAGCCGAACCATCTTCTGCTAAAGCTCTTGCAAACTCATCCTCGTAAGCTAATTTTGTAGCTTGAATAAGTTGCGGTTGATATTTTTGTGCTAAATAATATGCCAATCCTGATACCATACAAGGGACAAATCTGAACGGCACATCGGTTGCATTTGTATAATCTCCAACATCCTGTATTCTTTTTATAAAAAAGAAGTGCATATCTTTAGATGCATTTGTAGAATCAGGTGTAGGATAAATGTGTATCGTAACCTTATCTATAAACCTCTCTACCCAATATTGATTGGGTGTGCCTTTAGATAATTTATTAGAAAATCCTGCATATGTAGATCTATCTACTTTTGTCATCGGACTGTCTGATTGTGTTGTCTGAGTTCTGTTAGATCTTAATTGTGCTTCAAGAACATCGGACATTCCGAACACACTAGCCGGATCTGTAGTTGTTGCTGACGTTCCATCATCACTAGATCTAAAAAAATCATAGTCCGCTTGACCTTCTATGAGATCCATATTGGTTGAACCTACCTCCCAATAGTGAATACCTCTGTTACCCCATTCTTGAAATAAAATATTAAGAGATCTTCTTGCAGATTTAAGTTGATAACCTGCTACGGAATTTAATCCAATACGCTCGAAAGCATCTTCTATTATCTCTTCGATAGCAAAAGTTTTATCAAACGTTGTTGTTCCCGAGGTAGTGTTAGCCATTTAACCTCCTAGCCGTCAAAGAATGTAGTAACACTCACTGCTGTTCCTGCTGGAATATCTATAAAAGCTCCTGCATCAAATAACACCCCATCATCTGGAATATATGGATCAATATAATCTTTTGTAGTTGTTGCAACTTGAAAAGAAAATAAAGATGTTCCTGATACAGGTGATGTATTAAAATAAGATATATTTCCTACAGTTCCACCAGTCGTAATGTGCATTCCTCTAACTCTTGTTCTACCAGCAGTTAACACAGCTTGTCCACCTGTAGTTCCTGCAGCGTTTCCAACTGAAGTATTTGTACCAACGGTGCCACTAGTAGCTATCTGAGTAACTGTATTAAAAAATTTACTGCCTGTTACTGTAGTTGCGTTCGGTCCAGTTATTGCTTCTGATAAATCATTACCTGCGATATCTGTTCCAGTCACTGTAAAAGTAACTCCAGAAATATCTGCCGCCGAAGTTATAGTAAGTTTACACGCTTGGTCTGTATCATGAAACGCACCTGTCCCAGCTGCTGTTGCTAAAGTTAAATTAGCAGCTCCACTTGTAGTTTGTAGTGCAGCCACTGATGCTGTTGCAGCAGATAAACTGTTTAAGAATGTTTTACTCTTTACGTCTGTTGACATTTGTTTCTCCTTAAAATTTAAACGTGGGGCCGAAGCCCCACATTAAATTAATTAATTAGTGTTGTTTATTTGCTGTGTCCAGTAAATGTTTAACACACCCTCTCCGGCAGTTAAAGCATCATCTGTTTTAGCAGAAATAACAACAGCTTTGTCCATCTCGTAACCAGCTGCGTCGTCATCTGAAACATTTAAACAATTTTTCATTTGAGCAACTGTTTGGTCCATACCAGTTGGTATGTGATGGGAAGCAACAGCTTTTACATCATTGTCTGAATCACCTGCAAAGTAATCAAGATCTAAACTATTAAGAGTAGCTCCTGATGCTTGTGCAACGTTAGCACCGATTTGCATGTCAAAACCAGCTGTATCAAAAGCTTCGTTGACTACAAATCTGATATCATTGATTCTAGAAAATTTAGGAATCACGATATTGTTTGCTAAGTTTTTACCAGATGTTGTTGAGGACTGACCTAGTGGGTATTCGTTAAATAACGATCTACATATAACTGAGATTAATCCAGTTTCAATTACACCAACTGATAAAGTTCCAGCTGTTCCAGATCCATCGATTGCGATAGAAGTCACAGTTTTAAAAGTTTTAGTTGAAGTTGCAACACCAGCGTTTGCCATTGTTACGTCCTCTGTCTGTGCATTATCTAAAACGTCTGTTCCAGTGATTGTTGCAGTTCTTGCAGAGTCATCACCAGCAGATGTTAAAGTGATTACAGATGCAGCTTCGAAACCACCATCAGAAGTTATTCCAGGTACGTTTAAAGTTGAATCTACTAATGTAACAGAAGTCGTACTAGCTCCGTTAGAACCAGTTACGGCTAATCTATCAGCATCAGTTGTTACAGTAAAATTACTGTGGTTTACAGGAAAAGACGCGTGACACTCTACGAATGCAACGTTTCTCACGTTTTCTGAAACGCTTGTTCCTGTAGTATTTTGTATTCGGCCAACGTTAATTGGTCCCGAAAAGTTTGTTCTTGCCATAATTATATCCTCCTAGTTTCCGAATACAGTCTCTAGGCCGTCGACTATACGCGTCTGTATTCTGATTAATTTGTATAGTGAGTTTTTTATATACTAGTTTTGAGTAGAGCGCAAGAGAGCCTGTAGTGTGAATGAGATTTATTCAACGATGTAGCTTTTTATTAAGTAGCTACAGAAACTTGTGGTTGCGCAGCCTCTATTTTGTTCTGTGCATCAGCTTTTTCTGCTTCTGCAAGTTTGATCTGGCTAATTACTTCTCTGACTTTTCTGTCAATCTTAACCATATCGAGAGTATATCTACCCTCTTTAAGATGCTCCTGCTCCCATTGAAGATCTAGTCCCTTCTTTTTTGTATAAAGGGTCTCCAGTTGTTGCATTATCGCCTCCATCTATAACCTCCTCATAGGTTATTCTGTTTACCCTTG